AGATGGAAAAAAGAAAAAATCAATAAAATTTCGTAGTAAGCGTCGCGGTTAATTTTTATAAGATTATAATTGTTATAAAAATATTATGATGTAAGTACAGATTTTTTCTTTTTTTGTCGATTGTAACAAAGGTATCAAATTAGAGGTCTTGCTTTTAAAATCGTGATCTATTTCAATAAGTGGCTCATTGTTCATTTTAAAGGCTTAAATTGTGTTAATTCATTAATAGATTGGTCAATTTTGTATTGATGTTGTTGAAGTTCCTTGATTTTATCTAATATTGTATTTAATGTCTCTTTGTTTGGTGTAAAAGATTCCATTTGTTGTATTAATTGTTGAATTTTTTTATTATTTTCTTCAAGAATATTTACTTTTTGTAATACTGTTTTGGAAAAATCATCACCACCTCCACCACCTTTAGAAAGATTTTCAATTATTTTATTTTTTTCGTCTAATTCTCTTGTTAGTGTTTTAATACGTTCTTCTAATTCTTCATTTTCATCACTCATAGCTATACCAACCGCAAGGTCAAATAAAGAATTATTACCATCTCCTTTTTTATTTCTTTTATGTTTCATTTTTTATTTATATATATTTTTTCAGAATATATCTTTAATTTTATCGATTGATTTCTCTAAATTAATTTTAAGATATTTTGTAAATGTTTTGTTGTTTGGTAAACATTTAGATACAACTTGTTCATAATTAGTATGTTCGTTTAAAAATAAATCAGGACCATTAAAATTCATTTGAAAAGCAGAAAAATAGTCATGAAATTTAAAAGAACCTTGTAATTGGTGAATAGCTAATTGAGTTTCTCTCGCGGAAAAAATTGCATAATCTATACAATATGAATCACAAACGACAGCACCATGTAAAGATGATGTAATAATTTTATCACAAGAACAGATATCATCAATAACAGTTTCAATATAATTTCTGGGATCTATAAGTAAAATATCGTAAGGATTATTTTTAATTAGATTGAAATTTTCAATTGGATTATCTCTCATATTAACAATATCTGCATAATTTGGGAAAATACCTAATTTATATTTGTATGGTCGTCTTGATTTTGGTTTATATATTTTTTCTAATAATAATCCTCCATCTCCTATAGCAACGTTACTCATATCGTTATCAAATTGTTTACAAGAAAGATTTCCTCTAATAGCAAGAGGTGTTTTTTTTAAATGTAATCTATTAGTGGGATACATAAAACCAGTACTCCATACATATCCTGAAAAATCTTTTGGAATCATATGTAGTAATGATCCTATACCACAAATATCAGGATTATCATCTTTATCTTTATGATAACAATTAATATTATACTTTTGAAGTATATATGGAGTAAGAATATCACCAAAATTAGTATATTTCATATCAGGAGAGGGTATCCAGAAAGCAGATATAGATTTCATTTTATATTTATAAAATTTATACTTTAAGTTCGTAATTTTGCATTCAACAAACGCATAGATTCAGAAATAAGTATTTTTTCATTTGTAATGATGGAAGTCCAAGGGTTATATGTTTTTAAATCTAACCAAAAGAAATCAGAAGGTTTTTTTACTAGAGACCAATCACAATTACAATTTTCAGTATCATGAACTAAAATAATATTAGTTTTTGAGAATGATTCGTTAATCCATTTCCATCTATTTTCTAAATCTTCATCAATTAAAATTAAATCATATTTTTCAGATGAGTTTTTGAAATTCTCAAATTCTATGAATGGATCTTTTTTAATAACTTGTTTAATTGAGTTATTATTATTCTTATTTAAAGAAAGTGTATCATTTGCGATATATGTAAAAATCGAATTGATTGTGATATTATCAAATATAAATTTTAATGCAGGAATATAATTTAAATCATTTAATGCTTTTTCCTTGATGATTTGTTCCATTTTTTATTTGTTGTTTTTATATATTTTAAATATATAAAAAAATTTGAGAATTATGAGTTAACATTTCCAATCTTTATGAGGTCTTTGTATAAACTGTGAAGGAGCATCATTATAATCACTAACAATTTCTTCATTTGAATTTATATCTTTTGAAGCATATAAAAACCATTTTCTTGTATCCAACTCATCTTGTTTCACATATGAATTTGATTTCTCTTTTTGACAATGATTAACTTTTTTGGCTAATGGTAAAACAGATGTTCCTTTTAATACTTGAAATAATTTATCATCTTTTTTTAAGTTATTTTTTGTAAAGACTCCTACTCCATGAATATTACTTTCATCAATATAAAAGTTATTATCATCAAAATTTTCAATAATTTGATAATTACAAGGAAATAAACAAAAATACAAAAGTAAAGTGAATAGAAATACAATATATATAATCATTTTTATTATATATATATAATTCAATTTTCGAAATTATTTTTTTTTTAAAGACCAAGTTGGTGTGTTATCATTTTTATTACATTTTGAGTGATATATTGAAAAATCTTCACTATTCGATGGAGCATGTTTATAACAATATACTAAATCTATATCAATAGAAGTATCACATATAGAACAATTATTAATACCATAAATTCTTAATAAAACAGGCTTACAAATTATTTCTCCATTATAAATTGCAAGTTTATTGAATCTACATCCATTTTTATTTCCACAACTATATTTGAAAAATTTATTTAAGTAATTTATAAGATTATCATAATTTTGTTTTGGATTCTGTATCCATTCATAACGTATAGAATGAATAATTTCAAGCGGTAATTTTTCCATGATTCTATATTATATATGCACAATATAGAATGTAAAAATCATTTTTTTCTGATATCTCTTAAAAATATTACATCGATATTAGAAAGTTTAAATATTGAAATAAAATCATTTTCAGAAGTAGTTGATAAATCCAAATTATCAATCAAAAGACAAAATTTTTTTTGAATATTTTTTCTATTTTGTATGTATGATATTTGTTGTTTCATTTTTCTTAAAACACATGGATATTCTTCTCCAACATTAGTTTTTATTTCACAAAATAAAATATATTCTGTATTGAAACAGAAACATTTTTTTTCTTTATAAGAAAGAACCATATCAAAGTTTAAACTATCTTCAAATTCAATATCTATATGATTTATGATTTTTTCATCAAAATTGTAAAAGTATGTAAAAAGATGATATCTATTGTTGTTAAAAAGGAATAAATTTTGAATTTTATTATGATTAGGTGTAGGAGAATCATTATTACGATGTTTTGTTGTATGAATATTTTTTGTAATATAGTTATTCAATTCTTTATATTTTTTAATCCAAATCTGTGTTGATAACCATTTCATATAACTAGGATCTTTCAATAAAACATCAAAAGATTGATTTTTGTATTTTCCAAACTCGATCCTGTATGACATATATAAATAGAAATTTTATCTTTAAATTATATTTGTATTACGTTATCAAATATTCCTTCTGTACATTGATGAGCAACAACAATTATATTTTTATTTTTGAAATATTCTTTTATCGTATCAAAAACTATTGCTGTTGATTCTATATCTAAACTTGCAGTACATTCATCTAACATAATTAATGGAACATCAAATATTTCAGCTAAAGCTAAAGTAAAAGCTAATATTACTCTAGCAACTTCTCCTCCTGATAAATCATTTAAATCATAATCAGAACCTTTATAATTGATTTCTAAATTTATTTTAGGTTTTGTTATTTTATTTGTTGTTTCTTTGAAACTTGACAAAATCACATTAATTGGATTATCTGGAAAGAAACTTTCTAAATAAATCTGAGCATGCGAATTTATCTTGTCAATTAAATTAACAAGTGCTATAGATTCAGTTTCTGTAATCTTTTCTAAAAAAACTTTTGCACTATTATATTTATTCTTTATTTCTTCCTCTTGTTTAATTAAATCTTCGATTTTTTTGAAGAAATCATTATATTTATTTAATTCTTCAATGTATTTGTTGTATTCATCTAATTTCTCTAATTTTTGAAGTTCTTCCTTTCTTTTTTCTTCATTATTTTCAATTTCAGTTTTGTATTCGTCTATTAAAGATAGAATTGATTTTTCTTCTTGTATGATCTGATATTTTTGAATATGTTCTTCTTTCATATTTTCATATTGTTTAATTTTTTTTTCTTTATCCATCAACAAAGATTCTTGAGCTTTTTTAATTTCTTTGACTTTTTCTATTTTTGATTCTTCAATTCTTATTGTATTTCGCAAACTATCTATATCAATATTTTGTTGTTTTTCAGGAATCAAATTAATATCATAAACTTTAAGTTTTTGTTGTATTTCAAGCATTTTCTTTTTAGTTAGTTTGTAAGATGATGAAAACTCTTCATTTTCAATCTGTTCCTTCATTTTTCTGATTTCCTTTTCTTTTTGTATTTCATTAGTATAATATGTAGATATTTCTTCTAATTCTGTTTCTATTTGAGATTTATCTAACTCTTCCTCATACTCATCTTCAATTTCCTTGATTTGATTCATAATTTTTTGATTATTTTCGATAGAAACTTTAGTTCTAGATTTTTCGTTACTTAAGATTTGAATTTCTGATTCTAATTGTTTAATATCTGTATTAATATCTTTTTCTGATACATTCTGTATATTGTTATCATTGTTAGTGTATTTTAATAATTTATTTTCTTCAAAACATAGACTATTACTACAACATGGACAAATGTAACTTCGTTTTTTATTTCTTATTTTTTCAAGTAATATCTTTTTCTCATGAAGTAATTCTTGTTTTTCTTTTATTTTTAATTCTATATCTTGATGTTTTTGGTTAAGGTCCTCTTTTTTGAGACTATTTCTCAGTAAAAGTATTTTTTCAATATCTTTCAAACATTCTTTCATACTATCTATTGTTTCTTTACACTCATCTTTTTCATACATTGACCATACATTTGAATCTTCAATCTTTTTATTTAATTCATTCAATTCATTTTCTTTCATTACATCCAAACTTGTCTTGATTTCATCATATTCTTTTTTCAAATTATTAAAATCAATAAAAGAAATAGCTAAATCAAAATCTTTTTTCATATCATAAAGTTCTTTTTCTGAAATACATTCGATATTAGTTTCATCTAAACGTAACTGTTGAATCTTTTCTGTAATTTCATCAATATTTTCAGATTTATTTTCTAATAATGTATTCAAAACTTTGATATCATTCAATTCGATTTTGAGTTTCTGTATTAAATTATTATATCTCTTTATTATTTTTTCATATTGATTATATCTTGTTGTAACATTTTTTATGGCATTAGGACCTTTTTTCTCTAAAGGAAAACGAACTTCTTTTGGTTTTTGCATTTCTGAGAAAATTCTTTCAAGAATTCCTTTTTCTCCTAAAATCTTATGATATTCATCATTTCTTTGTCTTATAAGATCCTTAGTTTTATCTCTTAATTGTTCTAAATTTTCTTCCTTAAAAGCAACACTTTCAAGAAAAGCTAACTTTTCCATTGGTTTCATTTTAATAAAAGAATTAGAAGCATCTTGTTCCATATATCCGGTAATACTAAAACAAGTTCCGAATTTCTTATCAATTACAGATTGTGCTACATCATCCAAATATGTAGATCCATCAATAATATTTTTTACAATTAAAACATTTGGTTTTCTTTTTCGTGTAATTTGTAAATCATCATAAGTTAATTCAACAATTGATGTTGACTGACCGAAAGAAACGATTTTATTTCCTAAACCAAAAAGAGCAAAGTTAATACCCATAAGTATTGAACTTTTACCTGAACCACTTGGTGCTGATAATAATGACAAGTTATTTTCTCCAAAATCAAAAGTTTTTTCTGAATAACAACGGAAATTCGTTAATTTTAGTTTCATTTCGTATTAGTTATATATCATTTTGTTTTCTTTTTAAAAGATCATTTTTTCTAAACGACGTTAAAAATAAAAATAAAAATATCTATTTAAATTATTTAAAAAAACTTTATAAAAATGGATCAAAACAATAAATTTGAATTAAATTTAAATTACATTACTTTTGGAAAGTATAAGGATAAAGATTTAAAAGATATGCTTAAAGATAGAAAATATTGCGCTTATCTAATCAAAGAAAGTTGGTTTCAAGAAAGTTATGAATATTTATACAATCAAGTTTCAAATTATGACCCTAAAATATTTTTTTTTCCTGAAACATTATCAGAAACAGATGATTTTTGTAAGGATTATAAATATTTTAATTTAACATCTATTGATAATATTAAAATTACTTTATCTGATAAAGAAAAATTTTGTTATAATTTTTACTTAGAAATGCTTCAAAAAGTAAAAAAAGATTTAGAAGTTAATTTTTTAACAGAAAAAGAAAACCCTTTTGATATTAAAGCTCCTTCGAAATGGTTAAAAAACTTAGAGGAAAAAGGAAAAGATTTAGGTGTTACAAGAAACGATTTTAAAGAATTTTTAAATAGTTATGAATTAGAAAATTTAACATCTATTATCGAGGAAATAAAAAGTAAAGGTGGTATTGAATATAAAGGTGCTAAATCCTATAAAATTGCAAAAAAACGTTCGTCGGACCAAGAAGAATTTTGGGAGAAGATTTTAAAAGAAAAATACGATGACATGATAGGAACACAATTCAAATTTCATAAATGTATTTTTGATTTTATATGTATTCCTAAAATAACAATTTATGAATGTAAATTAGGTTTAAAAGATTTCAATGAAGAACAATTCAATAAATATCAAGAAACATTAGAAAAATATAATATTATTTTCTTAATTGGAACTGATTGCATTATTAATATGGATATGGAAACAATTTATACTAACGATATTAAAAAGTACATATTATATCAATGTCAAATTCCATTATTAAAAAATCCTTCTAAATTTGATGATATCATTTTTGATTTTGATATTTATGAAGTTCACGATTTAACAACTGTTATATAATAAAAAAAAAATAATTAAATAATAATAAATGGATACAGACAATAATAAAATAAATATTCAAAAAGAAATTTTTATGAAAAATTCAACTAATCCTTATATTGTTGGAAAAAGTATTTATAATTCTCAAAATAATATGGATATATTTCCTTATCCTAAATGGTTTCAAAGTGTACCAACAGATGATGTTGCATATGTTGCTGAAAGAGAAGCAGGTTGGTGTCCCAAGAATATTAACTTTATAAAACGTAATTATGTTCAAAAGGTACCATTAAGAAATCCTAATCTTTGTTTTCAAGCTCCTTGTAGTGTTGTTTATCCTTGTTATAGTCAAGATACATCATATATTAATCTGAACAGAGCTTGTATTAATGAATATAGATAAAATTATATAACTAAACTTTAGTTATATAATTTTAATTATTAGTGCGAACAACTTCTGCATGAATCGTTTTTTGGAGTAAACTCAAATCCTTCAACTCCTATACTTGAAGTTGCTGGTGGTGCAACTGTACTATTTTGATTATATGATGCTTCCAAAGTAGAACTAATATATTGCATATATTGAGGTCTTAAAACATTCTCTACACCAACTCTATCCAAAGCGCTGTTACATCCTTCTCGTTTAGTATAAAAAGAATCTTTGCATGCAACACGACCAGCTGTATCCAAACCATTCCAAACAGGGCATACTGCATTTCTTGGATTTAAAAATCTATCTGATTGTATTTTTTGCTGATATGCTGTATCAACCTTGCAGGTTCTTAAAGCACTTTCTAAATTCATAATCCCTGACATTTTTTATTAAAACTATTTTTTTTATTTTTTTTACATAATTTTTACGTCATACAGAAAAAATTCAGTATCATAACAAAAACTTAATAAAATGTATTTTATATTTTTTAACATTTAATAAAAAATGAATGATATTCTATCTCCGTTGATGTTCTCTAGATCACCACCGTTACGAAAATTGAAACGATTAAGAAGAGGAGCAACTTTTGAAAACTCTCCTAAATCATTATCATCTCCTTTGATGTTCTCTAGATCACCACCGTTACAAAAATTGAAACGATTAAGAAGAGGAGCAACTTTTAAGTCTAAATCTCCTAAGTCTGTTAAATCTGTCAAGTCTGTCAAATCTCCTAAGTCTGTCAAATCTGTTAAGTCTGTCAAATCTGTTAAGTCTGTAAAATCTAAATCTTCAAATAATTCAAAAAAAATGATAAATAATAAATTTTTTGAGAATTCGTCAACAATCAACATGATGCCAATCAAGAAAGAAAGCACTATGGATGATGATACCTTTATCAAAAAAAATGTTATCTATTTTTTCGGAAAAAAGAAAGATTATCAAACATTAAGTAACTTTTATTTATGCGATATCATTGTTGATGGAATATTATATGAATCGGGAGAACATGCTTTTCATGGTGAAAAATATAGAAGATTAAGTGAAGTATCTCCTAATTTACAAAGACAAAAAGTATTGTTTGATTACAGTAAAAAATTTAGAAAACCATCAAATAAAAGTTGTATTGAAATCAAGAGACTTGGTGGTAAAAAAGGACTTGCACTTGATTCAAGTGAAATAGCTCTTTGGACTGATATTTCAATTGATGTACAAAATAAAATTAGTGCATATAAACTTGAAAATTATGAAGAAGTTCGCAATGATTTGATACGAAGTGAATCTAAATTATTAGTTCATACAGCACAAAGATGTAGTATTGATAAGTGTAATGAAAGATTTTGGGAAGGAAAAGCTATTGTTACTAATGGTGAAATAAAAATTCTTGGAAAAAATATGCTAGGAAACATATGGATGAATTTAAGATCTAGATTATTTTAAATCTTTATAATAGCCTTGTTTTTCTTTTTGGTCCTGATCGTATAACATTTTATCAATAGTAGCTCTTGTAGCAGAATCTAAATCAGTAATATTAGCTGTAGGAGGTCTAATTTTTGACATATCAAGTTCTTGTTCTCCTTTAAAAACGCTACTCCACCATTCATCAAACTTTTTCTTATCTAATTCAACAATTAATTCTCTTCTAGTATCATTTGAAATCAACCATGTACAATTTTCTGCTTTAATAGTACTAAATAATTCAGCATCAAAAATTGGTTGTTGATTCTTTACAGTGACTAATAAATGATTAGGTTGAAATTTAATTATCAAATCCTTTGATTTGATATTACTATCTAATGGGATATATAAAGAAACATCTTTAGCATTTTGAGTCCATTTATAATTATCATATTCATATCCATTATCTACTGGTTCTAATTTGACATCATTTTTCACTTTTACTTGTTGTTGAGTCTCTACTTTCACTTGTTCTTCTACTTCTTCTATTTTCATTTTTTAAAATGGTTTTGTTTTTTTAAATTGAATTAAATTATCGTAAATGTATAAAAATATAAGAAGATAACCACATCAAAGTCCATAAAATACAAATATAACAAAAAGCTATACAATCATTATGAAAATAAAAAACCACACTACAAATAAGACCTTCAATTAAATGCATTTTGATAGTATATCTTAATAATTTTTTACTTTTTAAAGAAGACCATAAAGCTAAACAATCTGAAATAATATATCTGATTTGAATTGCCGTAATCCAACTTTTATATATAACAGATTCATTATGAATATGCTTATTTAAACCAAAATAATACCTTGTTGAATTCATATAATGAAACCATGATTCAATATCATATAATATTTGATATAAAACCCATATCACTCCTAAAACATGAAATATAATAGATGACAATGATATAAAATTATAAATTTTATTTTCTTTACTTAGTTTTGACATTATTTATAAAACTTATTTTTATAAATAATATATTCAATTGAAAAGAAAAATTAAAAGAAAATAACAATAGGCATACTTTATGCGTCTTCAAATTCATAAATCGCTTTCATCATTTCAACCAACTCTTTAATCGTGGTTTTTAACTCTACTATTTCATTTTTCATTTGTTTTATGTCATTATGTAATTCGAAATATTTCTTATTAATGTTAATTAATATATTGTCTATTGCTTTAGATTTTATAACCTTATCTTTAGTTTGCTTTCTCTCTTCTTTTCTGTTTGCTACTATTTCTTTATACAAATCACTATTTATATATTCAGAATATCCTCTCGCAAACTTACGATTTGGTATATAATTATGTTTGCGTAATCTACTAATAATTCCACCAGGTGCTCTATTATGAATTTTTGATATTTCCATAATACTAAGCATGTCCTCATTATACAATTTATTCAACTGGTTATCTTCTTCATTAGACCAAAGTCCCCCCGCATTTTTAAATACATTTTCTTTTTCCATTTATATATTTGTTTACAATGGTATTATTTTAATTTATTTTTCATTTTTTATAAATAATATATTCAATGAAATGTAACTATACTAGTTAAATCTTCTTCAACGTAATCATATTTCTTATACCATTCTTTTCCGAATACACTTTCCATAATGTATTTCTCATTATCACTTAAAAAACTTGGATGCATTCCTGATTTTATCATTTCAATAATATAAGCAGCTGCATCTGTTAAAAAAAACGGAACATTATTTTTATCGGTTACAGTTGATGTTTCAAAGTTGATACTAGAATACATAGATTCTCCAAGGTTCTTATATTTTTCTAAATCTTCATATGACATTGAAGATAATGCTGATTGAACCATGGAGTTATTCCATAAAGATTCTGGTTTAAATTCCTTTCTTTCATCAATTTCTTTTTTAAATTCTTGTTGTGTTAGTTTTTCACTATTTTGTTTTTGACTCATTTTTTGTGATATTACTTTTTTTCTTTAAGTTTAAAAGAAAACAAAAAACAAATAAAAATGATAAGATCACTTGTATTTATTTTATTACTACTTTTTCTAATTTTTATTTTTTGGTTCTTTGTATTAAGAGAAAAACCGAATAAATATGGAAGTGAAAGTGTAAAAAAACAACCTGTACATCAAATCAAATATTATAATTATACACAAAAACAAGAAGATAAAAAAAAATTAATTATTGTATCACTAACTACTTCACCTAGACGAATTCATTTAATGAAACCTGTTATTGATTCTATTTGGAATCAAACTATTAAACCTGATATAATTAGAATAAATATTCCTAAAATATTCAAAAGACATAATCAAGAATATATAATACCTGATTTTATTCTTAATGATTCAAAAATTCATGTTTATCAGTATGATAAAGACTATGGACCGATTATGAAAATATTACCAACGCTTTTCGATTACCAAAACAATGATAATGTTAATATTATATATACTGACGATGATGTGTTAATGTTACCGACGACTATTGAAGTTTTTTTAAAATATAATGATGATAAAAATAATGTTCTATGTTATTCAGGTTTTAATTTAAATACTATAAAAAGTTGGGTTAGACCAAAGATAGAATGTAATGTTGATATAGCAGAAGGATATATGTCTGTATTTTTGAATAATAATATTATTAAAAAATTAACTTCTGACTTTTCTTTATTTGATTATTTTAATATGGTTGAATCAAATGAATTTTGTTTCACAAGTGATGATTTATTGCTTTCAAACTTTTTCAATATAAAAAATCTTAAAAAACTAAAAATTCATGATCAGTCTTGTAACTTTGATATATGGTGGAACTCAGGATGTGAATTACAATATGGAAGAGATGGAGATGGTATTATGCATCTTGCAACCGATCAACATTATAGTAGATATGAAAAAGCGTTAAATTATTTACATAGTTTAGGATTAAATTATTTATTATCGAAGCAACTTCTTTAATTCATTTTTCTAAGCATTTGTAAATAAAGTCTTGTTTTATCTTTTATAAAATCCTCAATATTTTCTAATTTTACTGTATATGGAACTTCTATTAAATAAATTCCATTATCTCTACACATTCTTCTTTTTAATTCATCTCGATATTTTTGATTGTAAAAAGCTTCTTTGTTTCTATGAAAATAAGGAATATATTTATAATGCATAGCACCATTATACTCTACAGCAATTTTCAAATCATCATTATAACAATCAAGTTCTAAATTAAAATTTCCACCAGTTACTGGATTATTAAGAAAACGAGGACGAGTTTTTGGAAAAGGAACATTAAAAATTTTTTCTAATACTCTACGACATTCTGATTCTCCTTTACTTTCAAAAGAATGTCTATTGTAATTATTTTTTTCCGCTTTTAATTCTTTTGGAAGATTATCATAAAAATATGAAGTTGACCATGTACCTTTTTCGTTTTTAAATTTTCTATAAATACCATATAAAATCAAAAATAATATAGAAACAATCAATAACATCTCAAAACTATATGTTTTAAAAAGATTTTTTATAAAGTTAAACAATGATACTATATCTTTGAATACACCCATTTTATTTATTATATAAAATAAATCATTCAATTTTTTTTCTACATATCGGACAATTTTGCTTATACATACTCCATTCTTTTATGCATTCATTATGAAATAAATGATTACAACTTATCAATGATACTTTTGAGTCTTTTTCGAATTCAGATAAACATATACTACATTCTTTTTCTTCATTATGAATTTCATCATAAACTAATACTTTTAAATCTAAGGCATCATTTTTTTCATAAATTAATTGTGTTTCAAAACTTTCATTCATAATAGAGTCTATAACAGAATCATATAGTGAATCCATAAATAAAATTGATGATGATGTTTCTACTGAATGTATTCGACGATCGATAAGATTATTTGTAAAGCTAAATGCTGATAAATTATTTCTTCTCGAAGTAGTTGAATATAAAATAAAATTATCTTCTATCTGATTATTGCTAAAAGAATCGTTATTTATTTCATTTTCAATAAAATAATCTAGCATACTCTCTAATCTTCTATATGAATCCATATCATTATCAAAATTGGTTTCTTCATCATCATATTCTTCTTCATAATCATCATTATCTTTTTCTTCATCTGACATTTTATTTATATATTATCTTTTTTTAATTTAACATCTAAAATGTCTTGGATATCTATGATATCTTCTACAAAAAACACATAATCTACTATTATCTAAAAAACTATGTATATCAAATCGAAAATTTTTTATTTCATTTTGTAATTCTTTCGACATAGTATTATGACTAAAAAATTGTATTTTCTGTATTATTTCTTCTGGTAAACGTTCAAATATTAATATATTATCATACATATTTATTTTAAGTTCTTTTATATTTTTTTTAACTTTTTTTAGTTAAAAAAAATTAATATGACTTATGACTTCGTTTGCGTCGTCGACTTCGTTTCTTTTTACCATCAGAAGTTTTAGGTTTATTCTGGAGTTTTTCAATCATAGTCTTAGAGTTTGTTATTTGTTCTGATATTGCTTTAATTTGTTTTCTTATTCCTTCAATTAATTTATCTGTGTTTGTTTTATCACCAGGAAAATCTTTATTCATTTGATTGAAAATATCTATATTTTTATTCAATTCAATTATTGAATTTTCATTAAATTCTATACTTATTTCAAAAAATTTAATTAATCTTTGATAGTTTTCCATTTATCTTTATCTTATATAATATTTTTTTCAAATATCATTAATTAACAAATGATGTACTTTTAATTTTTCAGTTCTTCCGATTCTATTAGCTCTGCCTACAATTTGAGTCTCTTGTGCTATTGACATTGTATGAAACAAAATTATATCAGTTGCCTCTATTAAATTTATTCCAGCAGCATTAAAAGTAGAATTTAAAAACAAAACTGTGAGTTTTCCACTTCTAAAATTATCTAATGTTTTTTCTCTTGATTTTATATTTCCTTTTAATTCTTCAAAATTAATATTATTGTCAATCAATACTTTACATATCGGATGAAATGTATTATCATATTCTGAAAATATAAGAAATCTGCCATCTTTATTATTATTAATAATATCTATAGTTCTTTCTAATTTTGATAATTTCTTTTCTAAAATAAACTTTTTATCTGATGAATTTTTCTTTTCTGTATCAATGTAAATTAAATCCTCTGGTTTTACAAAAGATCTACAAGCTGGACAAGAATTTTTGCTCTGCAACCATTTCAAAAGACATTCACCACAAAACATATTCTGACAATTAGTTTCTAAAAGAGGATTTTTCATTTCATCAAAACAAATTAGACATTGTTCTTTTAATATATTAGAATATTTGTCATCAATACATTGCAATTGTATTTCGATATGGATTTTCTTGTCTTTTAATTCTTTCATTTGATTTACATCTTTTTCTGGATCAATTTTTTTTATTCTTTCTTCTAAATTAATAATTTCATTTATTTTTTTACTCTTGATTAAATCTACTATATTTGAGGTTGATGTTCCTCCTAATGCTGTCACAGCTCCTTCAATATTACCTGCTTCAATCATTGTTTTTACTGTGCTATTAACATAATTAGATACTACTGTATATATAGGATGATAGCAATAATAATAAAAATGTTCTGTATCTGGCATTTTAAATGAATTTTTTACAAAATCAGGATTATTTTGAACTATAATATCAGGTAAAAAAGTTTCGTCAAATACTACATTACTCCAGCAGAAAATATCTCTGATAAAACTCCCTTTACAATTTTTATAATTATTATATATTGAAAGTGGTGTTGCTGTAATAAACCAAGAAAATCCTGCTTGAATACCAAACATACCAGCTATTCTAATATTACCAGGTTCATCGAAAATAAATCTTTTCCATGCTATCTTTGAATTCATAATTACTACTTTATTGTAAAAAGATGGAGTCACTAAAATAACATCGTAACTATCAATATTTGTTTTTTCTATATCTTTATTTGATGCAATACTTGTAAATGATAAAGTGGATTTTCTTAATTCATTTTCCCATTGTCCTATTATTGATTGAGATACTAAAATTAAATTCGCTTTTACCTTATCATATAAAGTACTTTCACTTCTCCTAATTAAGCCTCTATTATCTGAAGTTATTATTTCATTAACATATGGAAAATTTACATCCCAGGACATTTTATCTCTTACCATTAAACCAATCATTGCTAATGTTTTACCATATCCAGTTAAATCAGCATTAATTCCTATCTTTGTTTCCTTTACATAAGTTTCTTTTTCTATTCTCTTTGTTGCTTCTAGTTGTTCCATTTTATAAATACTTGATAGTTGATGAGGAAATAATTTAACCGATAATCCTTCAGGTTGTGTTACCATTTTTATATTTTGAAATAAAGAAGCCATAATTTTTTTTTACTTTATTTTATTTATATATAGATTATAGTTTTTAAATAAATGTATTTTATATTTGATTATAATAAATGACTTTTCCATATACTTTAAAATCAAAAGAAATGATTACATCTTTATTGAATGAAGTTGACCAAAATATGTTTACTTCATTTAAATATAAAAATACAAAATCATTTTTAAAAAAATTTTATAAGGTTTTTCATGAAGCAAACTCTTATGTTTCAAAAATCGATATTTCAAAACATAAATCATTTGAAAAATCTAATTTTGAAACTTTTGAAAAACCAAATGATTTTGAATATATTTTAACTGAAATCAAAACAAATATTAAAAATAATATTACATCGCAAATTAAATTTTCGTTCAAAAATTTTTTTTCAAAAAACATTAATATTCTTTTAGCTTTTACAAATTCTAATAAATTATCATCTTATGAAATTATTGAAACTATAAAAAAAATGTTAATTTGGATTTATATAATTAGTAAATACACTGTTAAATGTCCAAACAATAACAATTTATTGAATATCTTCATTTTTCAAACAGATTTAGAAAAAAATTTACCTGATTCAGGTAAAGACATTGAAAGAATCAATGTTAATACTGGATTCACTACATCTTGTAATACAAATTCTGAAATCGTAATTTTTAGAAAAGAAGAATGGTTCAAAGTTTTCTTACATGAAACATTCCATAATTTTGGTCTTGACTTTTCATATTCTGGTGGTTCATTCACTGAAAAAATTATTAAATGTATTTTTAATGTCAATGTTAAAATAAAATTATATGAAGCTTATTGTGAATTTTGGGCTAGAGTTTTCAATTGTTTAATTCTTTCAATATCAACTACCACTAATGAAACTGATTATATTAAAACATCAACTTATTTAATACATATTGAAAGACTCTTTAGCTACTTACAAACTGTTAAATTGTTAAATCATATGTCATTAGATTATAAAGATATTGTCACATTATTTGGAAAAAAACATACAAATTTTAAACAAAAAACTAGTTTACTTTCATATTATATCATTTGTTGTATTATGTTTGATAATTTTGAAAAGTTTTTATTATGGTCGTCACAAAATAATACAAATGATCTATTAAATATACAATTTTTAAAACCAAAAAAACATCAACTCAATTTCTGTCTTTTTATAAATCAACATCATGATTCTAATTTACTACTTTCAAATTTAAATGTTTTTAAAAACATTTTGAAGAAAAAACATTTGAAAGACACTGCCCTTATGAAAACATTTAGAAAAAGTATCATTGAAACGAAATAATACATTTTAGAAACTTAAAGCTTTATGAAATATTAAGAAAATGAAAAAAATTCCTAATATTAACGCAAGAGATTTTGCTACAATATTGAATTTAAATCCATATCAATCCCCTTTTCAGTTACTTGAATCTAAAGTTGAAAAACGTCATCCTTTCTATGGAAATAAATTTACAGAACATGGAAATAAATATGAAAATTTAGCTTTACAAAAATATTCTCAACTCACTGGTAATATTGTCAATAGTAAACAAAAAAATATTAAACATCCTGATTTTTCTTGGATTACTGGAAGAATGGATGGTATTGTCAATATTTCACAAAATGATACCGATTCTAATGATATTGACGAAATCATTCATGAAATCGTTAATGACATTGTTGATAATGTTGAAAGCAGTGAAAGTCTTCATTGTAAAAAAAGAAAACGACCTTCTACAAAATTTAAACCTAATAAAAAACGAAAAGTTTCATCACCTGAAATTAATATAAATGATAAACATATTGTAGTTGAAGTTAAATGTCCTCTAAATAAACAAATTAAAGATCTTGAAAATATTAATGATGTTCCAAAACATTATTGGTCTCAAGTTCAAGTTTATATGAATATGATGAATTCTGATATCGCTCATTATGTTGAATTTCATATACAACCTGATGCTCCAGAAGATACTGGAATCATTAAATTTGTTCCTTTAGAAAAGGATGAGGTATGGTGGAACGAAAATCTTCCTAAAATTGTTTCTTTCTACGATGAAGTTAAAAAATATTGTGAATTAGGTAGTCTCGATTCTCATCCTGTTAGGATAGCAGAAAAACAATGGATCGATAGTTTATAATTTTGATTTTTTATTATTTTTGAAATAATAAAATATGGAGAAATCAAAGAAAAGAAAAATAGAAGATGATGTTAAAAACCCCGTTGGTAAATTTTCAAAAGGTGGTGTAGCAAAAACTGTTTCAGAAAGTAGGAAATTAGTTGAAGATGAAAATAGAAAAGAGGAGGAAAGAAAGAAAAGAGAAGAGGAGGAAAAAGAAAAAGAAAAAGAATTGGAACTGTTTAACGCAATCAAGAGATATGAAGCGAGAGAAATAGAAGATGACAAAAAAGATGCGAAAAAAAGACAAGGGAAGAGTTCTGATTCTGATTCTGATTCTGATTCTGATTCAAAAAAATCAGAAGATGAAGAAGATTATGAAGAATTACTAAATAAACTAAAAGAATTAAATATAGAAGAAGAAAAAAAAGAAAAATCAGATGGAAAAAAACAAAAATCCAAAAGAAAATCAAGAAGAAAATCAAGAAGAAAATCAAGAAGAAAATCAAGAAAAATTGTAAGAAAATCTAAAAGAAAAATTAAAATAAAATATATTTAGTAATAACAAATGTTCTATGATTTACCAGTAGAACTACAACAACATATTTATTCATTTGATAGTACTTTTAAAGAAAAATTTGATGAATGTATTTTACAAATAAAAACAATTCCTGAATTTATTGATTTTAATGAAGAACATGATATGTATGGTTTTAAATGTAAAGGTAAAAGAGGTGCAATTTTTGGATACTCATTTATTCATAGTAAATCATATAAAGATGCTTTAAAAAAATCCATATTTTAATCTTTTTGTATTTGAATCTCATAATGATTCAAATTCTTTGAAGTAGAGATTTTCATACTATATGTCATGCGTGTGCTGAAAAGTGTAGCTACCATCCATAAAATCACTTCAAACGTCGTTTTGATTTCCGTTTTGATTTCCGTTTTGATTTCCGTTTCCCATCAGTTTTATGGTATTTAATTTTTGCAGAGTCTATAAAATTTTTTTTTATTTGTTCAAGTTTTTTAATTTCTTCATTAAGACTATCAATTAGTTGTTTATAGTATATATATATCACGCCATGAGTATCTTCATTTTTTTTTTTATAAGATATGATTTGTTGATTGTTATACTCAATTTCTGTATCAATATTTTCTATTAATTCTTTCAGAAGTTTTAATTCTGATTCCATTTTTTTCTTATCATCCATTTTTTTAGTTTTAAGAAAGAAAAAAAAAGAATGTTGAGATAATAACATTAATAAAAAAATATTTAATGAAAATTTTTTATTGATAATAATACATATGTTTATTTTCTTCTACTAAATCAATTATATTACTATATATTTCTCTTTCTTTTTCTGCTAATTGAACTAACTTTGTTATGATTTTAGAATAGTTATTTTTTTGCTTTATTAATTTTTCATGAATTGCTTCTGTTTCCAAACTATTTTCAAATGTTTGTTCTGAAAAAGATTCTATAATATGGTTAGTTAAGTTGCATTTATGCAATTCAACAACTATCATAGAAAAAATAAAATAATTTTTATCATCTTTATATTCAATTTGTTTTATTATAATATCCATAATATGATGATGATAAATATGATTATAAAAATATAATCTATCAATCATATTATCACCATATTCATTTACAATCATATCATCAATTTTTTCAATATTTGCCATAATTTTAAAATTAGATATTATTGCTATTAAATCATCATTAGGAATAATATCATTTTTGTAATTTTGGTAATAATTAACGATTTGCTGCATTTCGTCATTCATTGTGTAATTATTTTATTACAATTTTAAAATAAAATTCAATTTTTTCTGAAGTTTTTTTTAATAATGTGAATTTTAAAATCTATCGTACTAAAAAATATCTACACTCATACAAATTTTGTAGTGATTTTTTGTATCATTTTCCAAAAAAAGTAAATTATTAAACCTGAAATCTAAGTATGTTATCTTTTATTATCTTTTATTATCATTATCAT